GAAATTTTTTCATATCAGTGTCCTATGTGATATTTAGCCTTTTTTGGCATTTGTCTTTCTATCGCCTAACAACTTTTCCAACAGTTCATTGCGATCTAACACATGGCCTTGTCCTTGCTGTGGAGGGTCTCGGTCTGAATCGGCCAGTTTGGCATCCAGATTTGCTTTTTTCAACTGCAAATCAATCATTTTCAACTTCTTGGTCAATTTGGCCTGCTTGGCAGTGAGTGCATGCCCTAGCATGGTACCGGCTACACTAAAGATCTCAGCAGCAAATCTTGAATCCACATTCATCCCTAACGACATTAACTCGTTAAACGATTCAGTTGCTTTTTTTGCCAAATCGTCCATCTCCAGATCTGACGCTTGTAAATCTCTAACCATTGGTAAAGCAGCATCTATCTTATCAATGGTATCATCGATTTCTGCCAGTGCTATTTTTGTTTCATCTATATCTAATGAGTGTTCTTCGGAATTTAGATCGTCTGAGCTCGGTAAGTCGAATAAGGCCTCAAGTTTTTTGGTCATATTATATTTACCGGATTGTCTGAGACGGACAGTTATCTTCGTGCCACCGTAATAGGTTGCTCATTCCGCCCACGGTCGCCTGGCATTTACTACAAACAAACTTAGGTTTTGGAATTCCTTTTTGTTTTTCGCTTATAGTTTCTTTTGATTTTTCTTTGTGCTTTTTACCCCACATGGGGTTATTTGAACTTTTTTTAATCGTTGATTGTAAAGTTTTTGTCTGGGCTGAATGAGATTTACCAAGCCAATGTATTTTTGTTTTTGGAACACCCTTGTATGTTTCGGATAGATTTTTCTTCAACAATGAATATATGCGTGAAGTTGGGCTATATCTTTGTCGAGAATCGATATTTGTCATTTGCCAAGCGGCATATGCCATACTACGCTTAGATTTGCCAGTGGTCATTTTAACTAACAGCATATGGCAGATGAAATGTTCTTTTGCAGTTAACGAGACAATGTTTTCCTGTTGATTATCTCCACCTAAACTTCGAGGAACGATGTGATGTTTTTCAATGTAAACATCCGTTGTTGACTTTCTTGATTTTGCTCGTTGTATAATGTTATAATACCAACGAGTGTATTTGTTTTGTAAATACATTTGCTGTGATTCCTTTCAATCATAGAGTCAGTGGATGTTGGTAGCATCGCGACTGGCACCTTTATTTATTTTTTTCCGTTTACAAAGAGATCGTTTTCAGTTATGACTCTAAAGTGTATGCCTGCTCGCTTGCACCATGCCTGTGCTGCTGCCCATTTGGCATAATTGATAGCAACCACAGCACGATCTCTCTGAGACATCTTGCTTTCAATCACACTTTGATTCTTGGGTTTGATTTCAATCATCTCAGCACGTTGTTGATTACCACGTGTTTGATATGTGATAAAGAAATCAGGAACATACATGGAATTCTTGCCAGTTATGGGATTCCGGTAAGGTATAGCTATGCTTTCGCTAGCCCATTGCAATACTGCTTTGTTATTGTCACAAAATCTCATAAAACTTAGTTCCCAACCTGATCTGTATCTAGGTTGATTTTTCCCCACATACTTTTCTGGGTTAGTGATCACATACAAGCCATTTGCCCATCGACTCATGCTAACACATTCCTTGCGGTATAATAGTTAGGAGTTACACTAGCACCAAATCCCAATAAAGTGCTGCCACTTCGTAAGTTGTTGAGATAGTAACACAGTGTTTGTGTGAGCTGAATTGAATCTTGTCCTTGTATATTTGCCAATATGGTCAGCACTGATGTACGTGTTAGATCAGCTATTCTAAACAAACTCACAGTAAAATTACCAGCAGCAAGATCTGTAGTAAACACAGACTTCATGTAGCTGAATACCACATCATATTCTTCTGAACTTACGTATGTCTCATAAGAATAGAACCGATCGTAGATTCTAACTGTGAGATCTACATTGGTGTTGAGTGAGTTGACTGTTCCGCCCATTATCTAGGTCCTGGTGGTCTTGGGAAAACAAATCCGCCTGCGCTGTTTTGAGCTTGACGTACTGCTGCTGGTATAGTGGTTCGTAACACACTGTTGAGTGCAGCATTGGCTTCTTCGTTCACAATTGATCTAATAGGAGCATCTTTGAAAGTGTTGTAGGCGGTTCCTGCTTTTTGCACAGCACCAATGATGCCAGCAACGCCGCGGCTTTGCAAATCTTCTATGATACCAATGCCAGCGTCTAGTAATCCGCCTTGTCCTAACACAGTTCGTGTACTGCCTGGTCTAGCCAAACTTGAACGCACAGTATCATAGTATGCAGGATCAGCAAATCCAACCACATTAGTATCGGGTCTAACTCCGCCAATAGCTCCAGTGAAATATTTTACAGTTTCGTATTCAATGGTCATGGAGTTTTGCATGATACCACCTCCTTCACTGTAGTTATATGTGTCATGATCCCAGTTGCTGATTAATGGATTGATCAAGGTATAGCTGGCCCATTTATGTTGATCCATACCGTAAATGGTTATGTCTCTAAAGAACGGAGGCTTGCCTGAAGTTTGATCTCCACCAGACCCTACTCCGTTGCTGCCGGCATTGCCTTGATCGTAGCTTTCACCAACAAATCCCCAATCGTTGACCACTCGATCATTGGCATAGATATCTCTTGCATTGTAGCTAAATCCAGGTAAGGTTTGTATAGAGCCAATTGTGCCATTCTGTGCTGGTGGGCCATATGCTTGATTTGGATCCTTGTAGTAATAACTGTAATAGTTATACCACATGTTGCGTATTAAATCTCCACCGTCATCGTGAAACGTGGTTGTTACTGGCTGGTAGTTAATCTTTTTTTGAATAACTCGTTTGCGATTGTATTGGTTCAGTACTTCAGTTTCTAACTTGAACTTGGGCAGTTGAATAGTCTTGACCATGAGCCCAATTGTGGCTTTTTCTGTGCTGTTGTATACAGCCGCCAAGCTGGGAATCATTGACGTGTTGATATTGAAGTAGCAATGGAACAGGAATTTGTTCCGTGGTGCATACTCGTATCCATTACTACGAAAGGTCTTTGAAGCGTGGGCATAATCTTTAAGACCTTGCCCACCAAAAAAGCCTTTGAGGAAATCTTCTCCCCAGGCCATACAGTATTATCCTGTAACTACGTCGTTGACAGTTCTAGCAATAGTGCTGCCCACACCAGTTCCGTTAGGTACTTGATTGGCGTTATCGTACACAATGCCCAGTGCAATTTGCATAGGCTTGCTGTCAGCATAGGTAGTGGTTCCGTAATCTGCACTCTTGAGATAGCAGCCATACAGTTCCCATGTTTCCAGCACAACAGGTGTAGCAGCACCGTTGCCACCGTCAAGCACTTCGTAACGAGTGGTAAACTTGTAATCAATACCACTTGCAGCTGACGCCATTTCCAAGAAGTCCATCTGTTTCTGTAGTTGTTCACCAACCAATCGGCTTACTGCACCTGACGCATCGTCACGTAGATTACATGTAACTTCGCTCCAATGGTATTTGCCAGCTAACTTTAGTTCACTGTTGTAAATTGGAATCACAATGTCGTCGAATGTTGCTGTAGGACGTTTGAAGTCCATAACTTGTTTGGTAAGTTCTGTTCGTGGTGTGCTTACTCCAAAATTTTCAAATATCACTCGGAAGCGATAGCTGAGTTTGGGCATGAGCAAGCCTTGGTTGCTCGCGCTTTGATCGCTTGCCAAGGGCACTGTCATTCTTGTTAATGATGAAACGGCCATATTTGTAATCTCCTATGCAGTTATTTACCTCTGTTGAGGCCAAAAGAAATGGGGTGTTTCCACCCCATTTTCTAGTCTAGCGGTATCGTTAGATAGAAGTTTGTGTTGCACTCTGGGAGTTAGCAATAGTACCAGTTGCTTTGATACGCAATGGAATATAAACAAATTCCACAGCCTTCACAGGTTCAATAGCAATATCTACCCACAACTCATTGGCATCAATTCTAGCAGGTGTGTTGTTTGAATCATCACAAATTACCAAGAAGTCATAGATACCACGCTTGGCTACCAAATCAATACACAACCCATTTACTGCATTGGTAACTTCATTGCGAGTAATTTGATCATTGGGTTCAAACAAGAACTGTTTGCCAATTTCTTCAAGTCTGCCGCGCATGAAAGCAATCAATCGTGCCACGTTGATACGATCCAACGCACTGTCGACACCGTAGATGGTTTTGTTACCAAAGTTGGTAATACCCACACCGGGTATGAATGTGATCGGGTTGATTTTGTTGATGTACTCAAGGTCACGTAGTCCTTGATTATTACCAATAGTAACAAATTCACCTGTGATACTATTGATGTAGCCAATTCTGGCAGCATTGTCAATCACCCCACGACGTGTGCCAGCAGGTGCTAACCATGGATAGCTAACCGAATCACTGCGGATAATAGTACGTACCATCATGTGACTAGGTGCAGTAACCACTGCGCTACCACCAAGATCAGTGGTTTGGCAACTTGGGTAGAACACTGCGGCATATGGAGTACTGGTTGTTAATCCATCTTCAGCAAATATTCCATTACCACTGTTGTTTGTGGCCCAAGCAGCAATGTCTCCGCCATTTGGTCCTAGTCTCATTGGCGTATCACCCACTACGAATGCAGTGTTGTTGCGCTCATTGCTGAGTGCTACCATGTTAGGAATCAATTCAGGATATGCAGTGCAAGCCATCAAGTTGAACTGTGCTTGTTCTTCACGTACTGTAATGCTGGTGTCGATACCTGATTTCAATGCAGCCACAATCAGTGCACGTTGAGCAAAACGTCCCATGTATGGAGAACCGTCGGCTCTGTTACCACTTGCTGTGACCCATGAGTTGGTTTCCAATAAGTCCCAGTATGATGTTTGTGTGTCTGGGTTTTTGTTAATACCGGCCTGAATAGCCACATATAACACTGCGTTATACAGCACTTGATCACCCACTGCATAGGTAGCAGAACTAGACCATGTTGGATAGCTGAAGCTGCTGGCATTGAAATAGTTGACCTGGAAACTCTTAACGTTGTACCCAGATCGACGTGTGTTCCATAGCAACATACCTGCAGGGAACAAGGTAGGATCAGGTGCATCTACATCCAAATAGTTACTGGTCAACAAGCTAGTGATTGACGGCAAATTGTCAGAGATGGGATTTACTGTACCAGTTGTGCTCCATCGAGCATCACCAAAGTAGATACCATTCGACGTTTGTTGATCTGTGTTGTCCAAAGTAACCCATTGATTTACACCATCAACTGCTTGCCAACGATTTAACAACGGATACAGTTCAAGATTGCTAGTATCAACCCACAAATCACCGTATACCAATGCTGTGCCATCTGTTTGAGTGGTAGGTGCAGTAGACGAAATAATAGGGCCAGTTGGATTGGTATTGCTGAGATTGTAACCACGTGTGTCGTTGGTGTCGTTTTGATATCCAACCCACGCAGAACCAGTGTTGATCATGATGTCAACTTGATTTGGGCTGCTGTAATACCAGTAGGTTCCGTCAGCAGGGTCCTGATCTGGAGCCACTGCACTGGCGGTGTAGCTCAATGGAACCCAGCTGCTGAGTTGTAAGTAAGCTTCTTGATTGTCGTCAACAATATTACGGCAACCAGTGGTACTAGTTGTAAATCCAGCAGCCGCCAATGGGTCTCCTGTGACGTTTTGCAACAGGATAACCCCACCTTGGGTTTGTGTTAGTACAATTGCACCAACTGAATTAACCGAAGCTACCACATTTGGAAAACCTGCTGAACTCACCGCAGTATTAAATGCTGCTGCATCAGTGCCATTAATGGTCACGGTTGTAACAGACTCAAGCAAACCAGAGTTTGCAATGCTTGTGGTAATGTTAAATTGATTACCATTTACAAATGTAGGAACAGCTACACTACCTGTCACCACAGTTGCTCCCTGACTGGCTCGTTCAAACACCTGCAATGTGTATGTGCTGTTGTAAGGATAAGCTGTCACAGTGCTAGTAGCAGGATTCACATTGTATTGTGTGTAGGTATCACCAGCAGCAATATTTTTTCCACCACCAGTTGCATCCAGGGCAGCATTGGCATTCCAGTCATTTTCGTACACCGGAGCAGCTTGTTGTACCCAGCTGCCTAATGCAGTGTTATATTTTTGCACTACCATCAATGTGCCTAGATTTTGTGAAGTAATCTTGTTCCACACACTACCTGTGGGACGTGGTGTGATATCTGTGGCCAACCAACGTGGATATGTGTAGTTGGGGCTTTGTTGCAGTCCTGGAGCATAGTATGTGGTATCTGATGTGAGACCCAACGTGGTCAACAATGCTGTAGTTGATCCAGTTGAAGATATAACAATGACACCATCATTTGCTGTGCTTCCATCTGCCGAGGCAGTGCTGTTGGCAAACAAGCAAAGTTTGTTGCTGATCACAGCTGAATACACACCGGTGATTGCAGCATTATTGATAGCTGTGCTAAGTCCCTGGATGGTATTGTTTGTGGCAGCAGGTACCGCTACACTTGTACCATTGATCACAATGGTATTGCTTGCTGTGAGTGTGGTGGTCACAGCATTGGCTCCTTGAACAGCAGGGTAGCTTAATTTCCATTCATCGCTACCTACCAAAACCCAGTTGTTATACAAGTCAGTCAATGTGGTGGAATTGTAACTGGCAACTGTGGCCACTGCACCATTTTTATAGTACAATGGATTTTGAGTGTTGGTGGCAACAATTGCATAACCATTGATGGCACCATAATCTTGCAACGGTACACCATTTAGCAACTCGGCTGTGCTGGTAATAACTGACGGAATTCGGTTGGAGAATGCTCCGGTGGTTTGATTCCATTCAAAAATACCCCATTGACTGGTTGCAGTATTCAACCAGTAAGTACCGTTGTCGGGTTCGCCGGTGGGACGTACCAGTGTGGCCGTGAGCTGTGTGAGATCAATATCCGCACGTTGAACATATGCACGATTGGTAACACCCAATGCACTGTATGCTGCCAACAGGCCATATTCATTCAGTTCATATCCATTGATAGGAGTACCAATGGTGGTTTTGTAGAAAAACGGATTACCAAATGTGGCTGCAAGATCACGTTGACTGGTGATTTGATAAACACGATTGGCGTTGATTTTGAGTGTGCCTGCTGCTACGCCAACACCACTGCCAGACACCTTGTTCTGTGCTGTAGCAATGAGAAAATATGGTACTGAGTTAGTAGCTGCTGGAAGATATTGACTTTCATCAATTACGCTGACCTGCACACCTGGTGATACTAGAGTTGTTGCCATTGTGGCTCCTTTAAAAACTGTTACAGATATTTATCGGATGTGGCCAAAAGTCACGGTGTTGCGGCTACCTTTGCAAAGGTTTGCGGCTAAATATCACATGAGGCCCATGTGCAATGTATGTAATCAACGAATGGTAGCAGTAAACTACCGCAAAGATGATATTGTGCATTATCGATCAAGATGTGATCGATGTATCAAACAAAAAAAGAAAATTCGCCCACCAGAAGCATTGTGGAAAAAAGCAGGATACAAGAAAAAACCCACATGCGATCGCTGTGGGTTTCGGCCTAGACTGACTAGTCAAACTCTAGTGTATCACATGGATGGCAACATGAGAAATGTTTCTTTGAACAATCTCAGAACAATATGTTTGAACTGTGTAGAAGAAGTCAAAAGGCTTGATGTTCCTTGGGTACCAAATCCGTTACAAGCAGATCATTGAGTTGGCGATACAGACTGGAAATACTACCATTGTTTTCCACCACATGATCAAATTGAGTACCTGCCCAGGAATATTCACTGGCGTGAATTCCTTCAGCTTCCAACCAACGACGTGCTGATTCATCACCGTGGTTGGCTTTGGCTGCTATGTCGTACCAATGCGGAGTGATTCCACGCTGAATCCAGATTACTCGGCCACCTTGATTCTTGATTGCTGCTACCTCATTACGGAATCTACAATCTGAAATCACTGTGTTATTGCTGCTGCGTCGCAGTTTGTTTTCTAAACTAGCAATCCAAATATCGTTGTGAAATGCGTTTCTGCATACTTCTGTACCCCAATGTTGCAGCACCCAACGTGGAGTTAGGGTGGGTATGTTTAGGCGTTCACTCCACCACGGATCAATTTGTTCTCGCCATTCTCTAGCTTCTTTGGTACGCCCTTCCAGCAATTCACGATCCCATCCAAACACAGCAGCCACAGCATCTTTTAGTGTGGCGGCAAATGAATCTCTTCTGAACTCGTGAAAGTTTACCAAATAGTCAGCAGCAGTATCTTTGCCGGCACTGATAAAACCCATTAACCCCACTATCATTTCACGATCTCCTGCAACCATGCGTGGCACTCAGGCCACTGTCTGTAAATATGAGCCCGTCCTCCTGCTCTGATCCACTCTTCACAATTGCTAACACGGTCATCAATCAAGATATCACCAGGCTCACAGTGCCGCCATTTGTCATGACTGAATGGTCCAAACAATACCGGAATACCCGGAAAGCGTTCAAATGCCCACAAAACTTTGTCATAGCTGGCAAATGGCACACTGTAGTCATGCGGCAATGCTGTTAGGAAATTCAAATCTTTAATCAGGCCTTTACTCAACAAATCTTGGCAGTATGCTACCAACTCGTGTGCACCAGGTTTGATTGGCAAGTCACGATAGAAACGTTGTTTGGCTTTGACTTTGTCCCAATCTGTATCTGGAATACGTTCACCATATTCCCAATTGCGATTAACAATTGCCCGAGCAGCAGGCATCCAATCAGCAACTACGTCGTCCATGTCTAGAAAAATTTTCATACTAAACTTTCAATGTTAAGGTGTTCAAGGGTGGCTTGCAGTAGATCAATCTGTCGTCGGCAATCTTGTAATGCATGGTGGCTTGTGGATGGTTTTGGTAAGTCAGGCCATAAACTGTAAATGGTCCTAGTATCTCTAATTTTGTAATACTGCCATGGCAATCCCATTCCATAACTTTTGTAAGCGTGTTCTAAGATATTGGCATCGTAAGTGGGTCCATTCATCCATACTCTATTACATTGCCAGGTTAGTTTGTGTAATTCTTTTAATGCCTGATCTAGTGGGATACGCCCATCTTCAGCAAATGCTTCTGCCTGAGCTTCTTTTTGAGTTGCCCACCAGTCTATGGTACCCTGTTCAATCTTTCGATCTGGTTGGCTTTCTAATGTTATTCGAGCATAATATTGTCGTGGATAATACCCACTGCCTAATGGGTCAAAAGTTTGCGCCGCTATTGTAAGAATAGTAGCATCTGGGCCTGTTGCAAGACCTTCAATATCAATCATAATATCAGCCATGTACTGATTATAGCATAAATGTCAGCCAATCACAAAGGTTAATGGCTGTGAGCCATCTACATAATTCACCAATTGTGTGATCAACGCATCCATTTCAGTTTTGGCTTCGCCTTTCATGGCAGCACCGTTTAGAGTACCACCACCTTGGGGTCCTGCAATGGTGCCAAATTTCTCTCGGGCTTCACCAATGATCATCTTGCTGGCAGCAACCATGTAATCCCGAATCCATTGTTGGATTTGGAAATCACTCAACAGTTGTATTTCTGGCTTGAGATTGTAGGTCCACAGCAGCACCACTTCACCTCCCCCAGGGGGACTACGGATTAGCTGTAGCTTTTTAGTAACTGGATTCCAGGTATAGTTCAAGAATCCACCAAACATTCTAGCAGCTAGTTCCACATATTGACTGTAGAAATCGTAGGTGGCCAAGCCACCACTCTGGTTAAAATTGATTAGATACACGTTCATCTGTGCTTGACTGAACGGATCAAAATTTGATCCAAATGGCCCAGATGCTATACCAAAGCTACGTTTAAAAATCTGTCTAACGCTCTGCACTTCCTGGGGCAAAGTGTAGATATTTTGCTGGTTGACCAACTGCATAAAGCTGTAGCTTTCTTCATATGCATTGTTAGCACGTTGGCGGTAAGTGCCAATGGTCTTTTGATACGCAGCTTCAAAGTGTGCAGGATCCAGCTCAATATCAATGATCTGGTGTCCTAGTTGTAGGCGCACATACTCAAACAAGTTGTTTTTGAGTGTTACTAGGTCTATGGGTTGTTGTTCTTGCATCAGGGACTCCGTCCCTGATATTTAGCCCGTTACCACACCTTGAGAATGATGAGATTCTCATTACCACGACCGTTCCATTGAGTCTCGGTTGTGGTTAGTTCTTTGAAGATCTTGCGTGTGGCCGGCTTGCCTGCTGACATCAATGCTTTGATTGTTTCTGCAGGCTTGCGCAGTGTTTTCTGCGAGCTTGTGCCGGTATCGAACCCGACCACAGCCGAACTCTTTACAGTAAAGTTACCACGATGCGCATCACCAACCACATGGATCAGTTTACGTTTCACAGTATCGTACAACCATGCTTCTGTTGCATCTACCAGCTTCACAGCAGGCTCTGATACCAGTTTAAGATCTGGAAAAGTCTTAAGGTACTTGAATTTGGCCGTGACTTTTTCGGCGCTCACTGCTTTCTTGGCACGTGGCTTACGTTCAACTTTCTTGATCTGTACATAGTTATTGCAGTCTGTGACCACTTGCTCAGCAAACTTTACCAACTGTTTCAGCTGAGTTTTAGTCAGATAGCCATAGCCTTCTACCAACTGTGCATCTTTGCCTGCTACCACAGCTTCTAGTTCTACAAGATGGCGTTTCCAACGTTGTTGTATTTGGCTGATCAGTTGTGGTGCTACATTGTGTCCACGAATGATTGTGATGGGTTGAAACTGCGCACTCGTCTTTGCACCTGCTGCAACAAACTCATCAAACAGCCCTTCCAGTTCACCAGCTGCTTCGCTGGCTTTTTCTCGCAGTCGATCCTGAATAGAAGGCCCCGCTGCTTTGGTTTCCGCCACAGCTACAGGTAGGTCGGTCTCGTGTTCTACCAATGCTTCCTGAATAAAAGCATCCAGTTTGGCCTGCTCGTGCTTGTTGAGTTCCAGCCCCATGGTACTCATGCGGCACAACCAACCTGTGGTCAGGCGGATCTGGCTGTCCGGCAGAGCACGGATTTTCTTGGCTTCTCGGCTGCGATTGTGTGCATCCAAGTAATATGCAATAAAGTCCTTGGCATCTTTCTTGCCGTAGAAATAGTTGTACCACCCAAATGCATTGCTTAGGCTGCTGGTACGATTACTCACAGGTTGCACATGCCACTCGGGTTCGTGCCCAACATATTTGGTATCCGGGCTACGCGGGTTTAGTGCTTTGACGTTGGCTTTTGCAGCTAGGACCATGGGTTTTGCTTTAGTGGTTGTCATACTGTAATTATAGCACGTTAGTCATTTTTGGTCAAGTCTGCACAAAGTAGCACAAAACTCAAGTCTGATTCCCGACGGAACATGATAAAGTAAGGGGTAGGGCTGGTCCAGCCTCTTTTTCCAAAATAGCCATACCAATCTGAAGGGGGTGTAATTCCACTGTGGCCCAACCGTTCACGGCAAGTGCGTTCAACAATGCGAGCATTATTGTCCCAGTAGTCAAATCGCAGCCCGGCTCGATAGCCCTGCTCTTTAAACAGTTTGTATCGGCGGTTGAGCTTTATAACCTTCATGTGTGTATTATAGATGATTGGGCATTTCTGGTCAACCTGGGCATAAATACAAGATGACTTTCAATCAAAGCAAATATACCCGCTGGTATAATCAAATTATAAATCGTGCCGCAGCACGAAAGTTATTAGTGGATGTCTATAAAGAAACCCATCATATTATTCCCCGTTGCTTAGGAGGCAGTGATAATACAGATAATCTTGTGGATCTCACTGCCCGCGAACACTTTATTTGTCATTGGTTGCTTACCAAAATGACCAATGGTGCTGATCAAAAAAAGATGGCGTATGCTTGCAAGATGATGATGCATAGTCATGGGCCCGACCAGCAACGATATCGTATTACGTCAAGTGTTTACGAATTGTTAAAACAAAACTTAAATACTATTTTAAAAAATCGAGTATTCACTGATTCTTGGAAAGAAAAATTAAAAATTAGTGCTCAGCGTCGGGCTCAAAATGAAGGTCCTGAACAAAAAGCCATTCGTAGTGCTAATAGAATCTCCGGTAATAAAAAAAGAGCAGGCAAAAAAAGACCAGAGCAATCGGGAAGCAAAAACCATTTCTATGGAAAAGGATTTCATGGAGAAGCAAATCCGTTTTTTGGAAAACATCATACCGAAGAAACTTTAGCTAAGTTGCGTAAACCACAACCTAAATACTCTTGCCCTCATTGTAATGCAATAGTGGGTGGCAAATCAAACTTTGTCCGATGGCACGGAGACAGTTGCAAAGTCCTCAAAGGAGAATTAAAATTCCTCGTCTAAGTATGTACAGGCCTAACCGAACGGCCGACTATCGATTTTTTGATAGAATTATTAGTGAACAATACACCGTCGGGGGAGTTGACATCTACCTGCACAAATACCTAGGGCCGCAAACTGGCGATAACACTGGAAACAACGACGCTACCTTGCCTAAATATGACACAACCAATCCGTTGTTTATTGAAGATTTGCTGCTGTTGGAAAACCGTGACAGAACCTACGATCCAGATATCTATGTCATGCGCGGTGTTTACCGAACTCAAGACATTGACTTTGACCTTACACAGTTTGGCCTGTTCCTAAACAACGATACTGTGTTTATCACGTTCCATTACAATGATATGATAGATACCATGGGTCGCAAACTCATGAGTGGTGATGTGTTGGAACTGCCCAATCTACGTGATTACAATCCATTAGATAGCACCATACCTAGAGCTTTGCCTAAATGGTATGTGATTCAAGATGCGTCGTTTGCTAGCGAAGGGTTTAGTCAAACTTGGTTGCCTCACTTGTGGAGAGTAAAAGCCACGCCCATGGTTAATGCACAAGAGTTTGATCAAATTACCAAACAACCGTTTGAGCCCAACAACATCTGGGATCCAGGCAATTTTTATCCAGGTGGTGTCACAGTGTTATCGGGAGACAAATATTATACATCAAACAAAAATGTTCCACCGGGCACAGATATTACCAATACACAATACTGGACAGAGAAAACCAATCCTGAAACTATTCAGGATCGACAAAGTACCCGTCCAAGAGACTTGTCTATCAACGACGCTATTCTTGTGCAAGCAGAAGCCGAAGTACCACGGTCCGGATTTGATGTTGTGAAGTTTTATATTGTGGCAACCAATCCTGACGGCACTCCTGCTAATCCTGCATCTGCCACTTACACAGCAGACTATACCATAAGTGATGCTAGCCGAACTGTGGCCAATGACGGCAATTCGCCTAGAGGTGATGGCTACACAGCAGGTTATCTAACTGGTGATGGCCAAGCCCCTAACGGATTGCCGGTCACTGCTGGTGTTAATTTCCCACCCAATCCTGTTGCTGGGCAGTTTGCATTACGACTGGATTACTTTCCCAATCGACTGTTCCGTTTCAATGGATCGGTCTGGGTCAAGATTGAAAGCAATGTGCGAACCAATCTCACCCCAGGTGCTAGTAACGACACGTTGCGCTCGTCGTTTGTTAATAATACATACACTGTGAATACAACAGACCTTGGCAATATACCTAGCCGTCAGAGCTTGAGTCAGGCCTTGATACCAAATGATGCTAATGGTGACCAAGGTGGTAATTTACCGCCTAATCCGTATCCACCCACACAACCTTATCAGAAAAGCAGCTAACTATGCACATTTATAAAATAACCAATACCGCAAATGGTAAAATTTATATTGGGCAAACTTTCCAAAAACATCCTAAAATGCGTGAGGTTGCTAAATGAGTCAAATGTTCTTTTTTGACGAACAAATTCGTCGCTATCTGCTGCAATTCACACGTATGTTTAGCTTGTTTGAAGTTGAGTACGGACGTAATGAACAAGGCACAAGTGATCTAATACGTGTGCCCATACGCTATGGTGATGCCAGCAGACAAGCACAAACCATATTAAATCAAAACTCTGCCAACAGTTTAAATTCCACTCCACTCATGACCTTTCACATCACTGGCCTAACATACGATAGAGAGCGTATGCAAGAACCCTACCATGTGAACAAGATGTTTGTGCGTCAACGCACATGGGATGCAGGCACAGAAAGCTATGAAACCACACAAGGCAATGCATTTCAAATTGAGAGACTCATGCCCGTACCTTACAAGCTCACTATAGACTTGGATATCTGGACGAGCAATACCAATCAAAAGATGCAGTTGTTTGAGCAGATTGCCACACTGTTTAATCCTGCGCTGGAGATACAGGCCACAGACAACTACATTGACTGGACCAGTCTCACTGTGTGTAATCTTGACAACGTCAAATGGTCTAGTAAAACTATTCCTGTTGGTACCAACACAAATGAACCTTTAGATATTATGACCATGACATTCAGCATGCCTATCTGGATCTCATCGCCAGCAAAGGTCAAGAAGTTGGGTGTTGTGGAACGTGTTATTGCCAGTGTGTTTGATGCACAAGGCGATGCTGTTAATGCACTAACTGACAACGATTTGTTATTGGGTACCCGAGTCAAAGTCACCCCATGGAGTTATCAAGTGCTGCTGCTGGATGGGCAGCTACAGGTACTACAACCTCCGCAGCCAGTGAATCCTGATCGCATTAGTTTAGCGCCATTTACATTTCCCATAGTAGAAAGTCCGCAGATTACCTGGCCCACTGTGATCGGAGCATACGGTGTGTTACGTCCAGGTATCAGCTACATTACTTTGGACAATCCCTGGGCACCCGATTCTAGCATCATTGGTACCATTGCTGTTAACCCAGCTGATGATCGATTATTAATTTACAATATTGATCCAGACACTGCACCACAAAACACATTGAGTCCTGTAGATTCTGTTATTAATCCACTGACTTCTGCGCCCGGTGACGGATTACCTATTGCAACACTTGGTCAACGATATTTAATAAACGAAAGCACTGGGTACGCTGATAATCCTTCCAATCCGTTGGCCTGGACAGGAACTGGAGGCCAACCATTAATAGCTCACGCCAATGACATCATTGAGTACGACGGCACACGATGGGTAATTGTATTCAACAGTAGAGATACTACAGATGCACAATATGTAATCAATTTGACCACTGGTATTCAATTCTATTGGAATGGCACCAAATGGGTCAAGAGTATCGATGGATTATACACTGGTGGTACATGGAATCTGGTATTGTAAGAGCTGTAGGAGTTTGGTTTTACTGCCCAAACACCGGTAGATATCTCTATCTGTTGCGTAACGATTCTAAGTACCCTGACACCTGGGGGTTAGTTGGAGGCAAAGTAGAGCACAACGAAACATTAATTGCTGCTGTGGATCGTGAATGTGCCGAAGAATTAGGATCTGTTCCTGAGTATCAGCAGTTGATTCCAATTGAAAAATTTACTAGTCCCGACTCTGCATTTGAATATCACACGTTTTGGTGCAAAGTAGACAATGAGTTCACTCCAGATTTAAATCACGAACACATTGGCTATGCCTGGATTGAAACCGGACGCTGGCCGAGACCATTACATCCTGGTTTGTGGAACACAGTGAACTTAGATACTATTCAAAAAAAGATAACTTCTCTTGAACGCACCTGCATTAGATAATCAATCAAAGAAGAATATTTGCCACAGTCGGCAATTCTCGTTAGTAAATCCAAAATAATCTGTGGCTGAGTGAATATATCCTGCATTGAATATAACCAAGCGATTGTATACGTTACCAAATGAATCCACTGGCTCAAATATAGTTCGATCTAGATTCTGACTGCCAGGTCTAAAGCATTTTAAAATATCAGGATGAGTGATATGCCTGATATCTGTGCCTCTGAGTGCGTGAGTTGAGGTACCTGTTTGATACGGTGCGTCCGGGGTCAGATACAACATAGCTGCCCAAGTTTGATTGTCGCAATGATAAGGGATCGGCTCGCCTTCCTTGCATACTTGGAATCGACCGTTCATGCCATGTTCTTCCCATCTAACAATCTTGCGATTCATAATGTACTCAAATTCTTCTCGGAGTCCAGGAAACAAAAATTGTTTTTTAGTACGGTCACCTATGTAAAGTTTACCCAGGCCACCTTGATCGTATTCTTGCTCTAATGCAAACTTACGTATTGCATCTGGATTCTGATAAAAATTATCAACTATCCATACACCGGGCCTGGGTTGCTGATTGATTATGGTAGACGCAGTTCGTGCAATGTTTACTTTGACAGGGACTGTGACTGCTGCGGTTGGCAAATTGGTAGGAAACATATAGTCTGTGGCAAATTTTATGTTATCTCCTATATCTCGCAGACTATTTCTTGTGGCTTCATCTACTAGTTCAGGATGCACCCACCAATCTTCATAGCTATGAACTTTATTATAAGCAAGATCGCTAACCAAAAGTTCATAACCTTGGCTTTTGAGAAATTCTCGACTTTGATCTCTTACATTTTTGTTCCAGTAATAATCATGTTCAAATGTTATCACTGCAAATCGATATTGGTCAAATGGCATACTTTTTAATATTCCAAAAGAAACTTCTGGAGGATCGCAATCGACTTGTAAGTAATCAATATCTTTGGAAAATTCCTTAGTGGCAAGAATTGCAGAATAGTCGACTGTGGTTGCATCTGCGCATATCACAGAGTTTTTACGTCTGTATTCAAAGTCTTTAACTTTGGCTAGATCATATTCAATGCTTAACCCTTTCCAGTCAAACATGGTTTCTAATAATGCTGTGTTATTACCGTAGAAGGGTTCAGCACTGCCAATTTCTAAATATTGCCCATTGCGCTTACCTTTGGTTGCTGCCAACACAAACAAATCTTGATAGCTTTGACTAAAGTTTTTCTTGATAGCATTGATACCATCAAACGATAATCGTATATTATCAAGCATACTGGAATCGTAGTATGTGTGAGTATACAGCGGAACAATATCAGGTGCGTTGTTCCACTTAGGCGTTTCGTGCAGGGGAACCCGAGGCAATCCACAATTTTTAAGATTGTTGTTTACCGCAGTTTCATACATTGGCAACATCTTGTAGTTGTCTTTGAGGAATAGCATGATTTGCCGACTTTGTTCAGTCAGCCCTACCCACCAGCTGGTCATGCCCTTCTGGAACAACAATCCGTAATATCCTGGATAAAATTCTGGAATTACAGATTCAGTACTGAAATCAGCCAAGTTAAGTCCCAGCACTGCCATACTATGACTTTCTTGCCATTCGCTGCGATTCTCGTGTATCCGGCTGAGCAAGAAATATGCTTCAGGTCTAGTTGGTATCAATGCTATGGCTTTTAACAGTAGACCTTTTTCTGTATCGTCTCTGGTTTTTTGTTTTTCCAAACAAATGCAGCATCGCATCAACGCTTCGTATTGTTGCAAATCAGTTGAGCTACGTTCTGCTGTACGCAGATAAAAGCTGATAGCTGCGCCAGTTTGGCCTATGCTTTCGTATTCTTTTCCCAACTCAAAGTTGATCATGGGATTTTCAGAGTCTTCAATAAAGTTAGCTAGATTTTTCATGTTAACGATGGAAAGTTATAATTTTTTCTTTAGGATCTGTAGCATTTTCACAGAAGTTACACAAGCTGTAACAAGTTTGATCCTCTGGTATAACATCTTCATATGTTTGTGTATTCAAGTTTCCAATGATATGCTCTAGCCCATAATCCATACAACACAGACTCACATCACCATTGGGTAATAGCACATTGTGATATAGTCCTTCGACACATCCACAAGTTTTAGGACCTGTGTGTGTGATAGCATTCCAGCGATCACGCAAGGTAACCAATTGTGGTTTAGCCACGCTTTCTCTAATGAGATTGCCAGCTCTGCTCCACATCTCATAGCTGGGCGCCCAATCAAATATGTGTCGAATGCTAGGATGAAGTTCTTTGCCCATACTCATTACAGAAAAATTTTGTATTTTGTGATTGTTGTCTCGAATCCACTCTAGTGTTTTGAGATAACCCGGAGTGATAGGATGTCTTGCTAGCATTTCAGCATCGGGCAAGTGCAATACAAACCCACCGTTGGGGTTGCCAGCAAATGGTATATGTACAATTGCTTCCATATCTTCGATGCTGACTCCAACTCCAGTGGTAAACACACTTACAGGATGTCCTTGTTCGTGTGCATATACCACCATTTCGGTACAGTATTTGTTCATCCAAGGCTCAGTGAATCCAGCAAACGTGATCCGTACATCTGTAGGTACTTTGTCAACCATGGTCTTAAATGCGTCCAAAGTCAAGATCCTAGTACCTTTGTACACTTCCTCTAGTGTACGTTGTGGGCAGAACACACAGTCAACCACGCAACCTTTTTCTGGAATAATTGTAGTGATTTCAAGTGTAGGTGCTGGGTAGTTTTGCCACTTTTGTTTAACTGGCGCTGCAACTGGATTGTTAATATAAACCATCACTGCGGTGTATCGTTCAATAAACCAGTCGTCCCACAGTCCCCATTTGATATCTGCATAATCAAGACTGAGAATCTGGAAGTCTGTAAACTTTTTCAAATATGTATCTCTAAACTTACGAAATTTTTCTTTGAGTTCAGGTGTAGCAAGGTGCACTTCCATGGCAATCTTGCGAACATTGTTCATAACCCAGTCATAATTGTCATCATTGAACACATCATATTCTCCACCTTCGCAATCCATCTTGAGAAAGTCAATATGCTTAATTTTTTGTTCAGATAACAAGGTACTGAATTTAATAGTATCTAATACAACTCCATCTGTACCATCACTGTAATCTTGTTTGTTTTCGTCATACATGCCACAAAGGTAATGTTTCCCATCTGAATGACCTAGTGCTTTGTTTATAGCAGTAACATCTATGCCTGTATTACTGACATTTTTTACCAGTGTAGGATATAAATCTGTATGTGGTTCAAGACAGATCACGCGGCTGGGTTTTTTAGATGCAATACTCCAAGTAAACGGACCTGCACTGGCACCAATATCCACAACCACATCACCTGGGGCAACTTCAAAAAATCGCTGATAAGCATTGTCTACAAATATTTCATTGATCACGGTGTTATGGAACCATTTGTTATTGGCCAATGTTCCCCAATCAAATTTGTTTGTTGTACCATTGTGAGTTATAGTTGGCACCAATTCACTGGTATAGTTTGCTTGTTGAATAAATTCATCCACACATGTTCGTGGTATTTTCAAGATGAATGCACAGTTATCTTGAAATCCAAAAGTTACCAACAAATGATCTTCATACCAGGCCGCACCACAGCAAAATTCAATATCAGCATTCATAAAACTAAATGCGTCAGTGTAGGCCAACAATTTCCAACTACGATCCCACATTACAAATCTATGCTTGTATGTGGCGTCTTTTTTACCAGCTGGACTGTTAAACAAGTTGGTTTCATGCACTATGGCTATGTAGTTATTACCGTATGGAATAACTTGACTGCCACCACGAAAATCTGGAACACCAGGTATACGAGGTCCGGTGTCAGCAAATACAGTATGTGTTTTGCCAGTGTTGATATCGTATTTTACCACTTCTGTGGGATTGGTCCACTTGACATAGGTAAACTGTTGATCCAGTACTGGCATCCAGTTCTTCTCGCAGTAACTGGTATTGTCCCCTGGCGCAGGAATACGCTTGCGTCTGAGTTCTTTGGTTTGATCTGGTGCTACGGTGATTTCCGACAATTCCATGCGCCCTTCACCGTGAGTGGTGGTATCTCTGCGTACTCCAGTTAACCACAATTTGTGATCCCATCGCATTAATCTTGCATCTTCTAGTCCTACAAATTCCCAAATTGGCACTTGATCACAAGCTGATGTATCCACTTTTGTCACTTGTTTGATTGTGAGATCAGGATTCAGCACACACATGTAATTCCATGTGCGAAGATGTATGTCGTTTTCTGGATGTAGATATTGTAGCGGACCGTATCTATGCTCGAACTTTTTGTGTTCGCTATGCCATAATGTATAATTCACATGGCGTAGGTTTACCAAAATAGTTTGTTCATCTACATACACAGACGGATTCATCAGTCCTGTACCCGAAGAATCTGCTGGGATGATCAATGGGTGTATGCTGCCGCCGGCAGCAATTGTGGTTTTGGCCAGACCGTTTTTATAAATTTGTTGAGATAATGATGTATTCACACATACATTTATGCTGTTTAAATCAGTCGCAATTAAATTTGTTGTGCCATGACCCAATCACAGTCTGATTGTTGCTATTTTTGTAACATCTGCATGTTGCAGCGTGTGGTGTTAGAAAAATAAGAAAAAATTACCACTGTTAGAAACAACAGCTCCAACCACGGTATATGTGATAACAACCAATCCACCAGTGCCTGCGCCGCCTACTCCTGCTGGTGATGTAGCCGATCCAGATGCTGCGCCGCCGCCGGCTCCATAACCACCTGCTGCTCCGCCATTACCGTATAAGGAGGTACTGGTACCAACCCCGCCACCACCGCCACCAGATCCGGGGCCATAGTTAACACTATTATAAGTCCACCCACTAATGGTATACTGGCTACCTGCTGCACCACTTCTGGCACTAATACCTGTGGCTCCGGTGGTGGTCGATGGCGCTCCGCCTCCACCACCGGACCCAGTGGATCCTGCACCTGGTGCGCTGGGGGTGGTTGTACCACCTGTACCACCTGCTGTTCCTGTGGGACCAGTTCCGCCTGCACCACCGGCAGTACTAGTCCCGGCTGATCCCGCAGTAGAACTTCCTGCATTGGTTCCACCACCTCCGCCACCACCACCAGAGGCGTTGCTGGCAGTACCATAAGCAGCACCACCAGCTTTACCAATACCACTGGGTCCAGCAGCACCGCCGCCACCGCCGCCCCGTTGGCGTGTTGATGAGGTAGGAACAATGCTAAGACCTCCATTGCCACCACTGTAAGCAGTGTTGCCATAACTGGTAGCAGAACTGCCTCCTGTGTTGCTTGATGCTCCTTTAGCAAGAACCCCCTGAGCAGCAGAACTGGGAGCAGTGTTTCCAGAAAATCTAAACCAACTGTCGGCTGTTGAACCATATGCAGACGCTGCGGGCACATTGGCATAGGCCGCAGTACCACCGGTAATCGACGTAGTAGTTGACACAGCGTAGGCACCACCTCCACCACCATTTTGACCACCAGTAGCATATATTCCTCCATTGGATCCTGGACCAATAGCTTCGGCTGTTAGCGATGTGATGCCCGAAGGCATATAAATATTAGCTTGGGTAGAGGTAAAAACTTGAGTGTATGTACCAGATAACGGTGTGGATGTATAAGTGATAACAATAAGACCTTGCCCCAACGCACCTGACCCGCCGCCGCCGTAACCGCCAGCAGCGCCAAACCCGCCGCCTGTGCCACCTCCGCCGCCACTGCCAACTCCATAAGTTGCACTCAGCCAATCTGTCCAAATAATCTCAGTGCTACCAGCGCCGCCTGCAGCCAGGCTACCATAACCGCCACCACCACCACCACCGCCGCTGCCGTTGGTACCAGCTGAACCATTAATGGACCCTGTAAATCCGCCTGTACCCCCTGGATTACCTGATCTGCTTGTGCCACCTTGCCCCCCAGTGTTTGGAGTGGTTCCTGGATTGCCTGCACCTCCGCCATTGGCACCACCGCCGCCGCCGCCGCCCTGGTCGGTACCATTGCCACCAGCACCGCCTGGGCCGTTAGGGCCAGCTGCACCGCCAGGGCCGCCGACGGACCCAGGACTGCAACAAACATTAAAGTCGGTACCACCCAATCCTCCTGCAAAAAAGTTTCCTGCACCTGAACTGTAGGTACTGAATGCAGATTGAGTGTTTGCGGGAAAAATGGTCGAGCACCAATAGCCGCTGGCAGCGGCTGCACCATTGGCACTTGATGTTGGAGAGCCGTCACCAGAAATGATCCAAGACCAAGTGGTACCATTATCGGTAGTTTTTGAAATTCCAGTGCCTCTATAACCGGTTGTACAGTATGTTATTGATCCTGAACCAACCACCACCTGAGGTATAACGTTGTAGCCTGGATTTCCTGCATTGAAGCTGCTGGAATTGGGTTGAGTTGTTGTGACCTGTGTCCAGGTGATTCCATTGGTGCTGGTCAATACTCCAATATAAGTTGAAATGTTATTGACGTAGGTTGCAATAAATTTTGTTCCATCATACACAATACTGTTTATGGCATATGATATTCCCGATGTGCGTGGTGTCCATGTTCCTGAAGTAATATCAGTTGTTGTGGATATGGTTCCACCGCTGCCGACCACAACCCAAACGCCGGAACCGTAGGCTACACCAGCAACGCCAGCGGTGACTCCAAGTGTGGCCACACTTACAAAAGTTTCAACCCCACCAGCGGAAGTGGTATATCCCAGAGCATTTACACCGCTTGGATAGGTAGAATTGTATGTAGTTCCACAAGACACATAATATCCACCGGCATAGATGGATCTATTAGAATTCATTGATTCTGTAAATTTAGCCTGAGCGTCACTGTTGAGAGAAGTCTGACTAACAGTCCATGTGCTGCTGACACTAGCAGAACTAACAACAAATTGAGTAAAGCCGGTGGCGCTGCTGCTGGTTGCACATGACAGCACAAAATAACCGTTGGCTGCATAAACCGCACTGGGCAGGTAAGTTGATGTGACAAAAGTGATTGCATTCCACGTTACTCCACTGTCAGTGGAGTATGCTCCCTTGGTGACAAAAGTACTGCTAGCATCGTAGCCAAATGCCACAATTGTTGAACCAATTGCCGAAAAAACATCTTGGCTTTTAGCAACATTGGCACTGAAAACAGATGTGGGAATGGGTCGGTATGTCCAGGTAACAGCGTCAGGACTGGTAATAATTGTATAACTGGTTTGGTCGTATGCAACAAATTGAGTGCCCGACCACATCACATTCACCGGGTTGGTACGCAAAGCTGTTTTGGTATTTAACCATGTGGTATCAGTGGATCTTCCAGCAGCAACAGAGATATCAATTAAGGAACCTGGAGTAAAAGCTACCCCTGTGCTTTTGGCATATGCGCCACCATTTTTGTCAGTACCAGCACCAATGATTTCAACAGTTGCAGACTGGCAATCTGCTGGTACATACCATTTTGTTCCCGACGTTAAAACAATAGTAGGCACTTAGAATACCTGTAGTTGTTTTGTTCCATACTGTATAGCAGAATAAGGAACAATTTTTCCATCAACCCAGGTATGGTCCGGTGGAAGTTCAACAAAATAACAGCCCTCTGGGCAATAATCAGTTAGTTCAGCCATTATGGTAGCAACCAATTCATTGGTCGTAACATTAACCACTGCTAAAATAGCCATGTTATTCCTCCAATCCTTTTGGAAATTGATTTATAAAAATAGTGTTAGGTTCTAGAGCTTCTATTTCGTGCCATTCATTGGCAGTTAATAATAAAGGATTATCATTCATACCAATTATTATTTCTTTGTTTTGTTTGCGAACAACGATTCGACCCTGAACACACACAGTAGTGTGAGCAAAAGTATGTTCATGCCTTGGTAAGCCTTGATTGATACCTGCATGATATATTGAATTATTTACATTATAATAATCAAATCTAGAAATAGGCGATACTGTAGTTATCTGCATATTGTTGTGATTTTGATTGATAATGTCTTCCATACTTGCTTTCAAGAGAATCCAAAGTTCTTGGCCAACAGTTGCCATTTAGACGCTGTGCTGTTATACATAAATCCCACATAGTCATATTTGTTACTGCCCGATGAAGTGGTGGGCAATGATACATCTGTAGAACCTGCAAAACTACTACTCCAACTGAATGTTTGTACATTGGCAGATTGCAATCTCAATATAATTTTTTGTCCAGTTGTCCCAGTTCCTATGATAGTTATTGTTAATGTACCTGCTGCTTGAGTGTTGGTTTGAGTAGCTATGTCGGTAGTATCACTGTTCAATTGGATTGATATTCCATCCGAATACGACACTACTCTATTAGTAGCACTTGTGCCTTGAACACCTTGTGTGCCTTGAACACCTTGTGTGCCTTGAACACCCTGTGTGCCTTGTGTGCCTTGAACACCTTGAGCACCCGAGCCTTGAACACCCTGTGTGCCCTGAACACCTTGAGCACCAGTTGTGCCTTGTGCGCCAATAGTACCTTGAGCACCAGTTATGCCTTGTGCGCCAATAGTACCTTGTGCGCCAGTTGTGCCTTGTGCGCCAATAGTACCTTGAGCACCAGTTATGCCTTGTGCGCCAATAGTACCTTGTGCGCCAGTTGTGCCTTGTGCGCCAGTTGTACCTTGAGCACCTTGTGTGCCTTGTGCACCAATTATTCCTTGAACACCTTGGATGCCTTGTGTGCCTTGTGTGCCTTGAACACCTTGTGTGCCTTGACTACCGGTTATGCCTTGAACACCTTGTGTGCCCTGAACACCTTGTGTGCCTTGTGTGCCTTGTGTGCCTTGTGTGCCTTGTGTGCCTTGAACACCTTGGATGCCTTGTGTGCCTTGTGTGCCTTGAACTAATGCTAAAAATAATGAATGATTGTTAGAAAAGTTAGTAGTACCAAGGCCGCCTGAACTGGTTAAATTGACTGGAACTTCCCAATAACTATTTGCTGCACCAGGATTTATATTTGTAGGTGTTCCTGTTATAGTAAAATTTTGATAATTGGAGCTGTTATTTTGATCCTGTATAAGAATTGTTTCAGTTGAAGAAAGTAATGACAAGAACACATCAATATCAATATTGTTATCAGTTAAATGACTTATATTAATTTGAGTTGCAGTGATTTGACTTGCTTGATTCCACAGAATATTACCGTCTCCTGGGTATCCAGAAGTTGCATTTGTATTTGCTTTATATAAGAATAAACTTGTGCTGTTACCTGTTGTTCCTTGCGTACCAGTTGTCCCCTGTATGCCTTGAGCACCAATTATGCCTTGCACACCCTGTGTGCCTTGTGCGCCAGTTGTGCCCTGAGACCCTGCGCCAGTTGCGCCTTGTGCACCAGTTGTGCCAGTTGTGCCTTGTGCGCCAGTTGTGCCCTGAGACCCTGCGCCAATTACGCCTTGCACACCTTGGGGGCCGTCAATACCTTGAGCACCAATTATGCCTTGCACACCTTGGAGGCCTTCAATACCTTGAGCGCCGGTTATACCCTGTATGCCTTGAGCGCCAATTACGCCTTGCACACCTTGGGGGCCGTCAATACCTTGAGCGCCAATTACGCCTTGCACACCTTGGGGACCTTCAATACCTTGAGAGCCGGTTATGCCTTGCACACCTTGGAGGCCTTCAATACCTTGAGAGCCGGTTATGCCTTGCACACCTTGGAGGCCTTCAATACCTTGAGCGCCGGTTATACCCTGTATGCCTTGAGCGCCAATTACGCCTTGCACACCTTGGGGGCCGTCAATGCCTTGAGCGCCAATTATGCCTTGAACACCTTGAGCAGCTTGAACACCTTGTGTGCCT